CTTGCGCTTTTGTTTACGAGCAATTTCTTTATTTGCCTCAGAACCAGAGTTCCATAATTCTGTGTTATATTCAGAAACAGGATCTGCTTTGCCTAGAGTTGTAAGAGAATTCTCGATATACCATTTGCCTGCTGGACCTTGGAATCCATGATTCCAAATTCTAACCCATGGTAGTTCCTCGCCTTTAGGAGGAGCCAAGAAACGAATAACAGCATAGCCGTTGCCTGCTTTGTCAACTTCTGGTTGCCAATAGCGGTCATCTGCACCACGTGATTCGGATTGGGGGTTTGCGATCTTTTCTACCTCTTTCATAAGAGTTTCAAATCCGCCGCGGGATTTTCTTAGATCTGCTAGTGTAGTAATTGCCATAATTTGCCTTTCGTATTAACGGTGTATGTAAGTATATTTGTATTAACGTCGTTTGATTTTGAGTACTGTTGCGTAATCATAATCTAACTCTCCATTGTCATCATCCATCTTTTTAGATGATGCAATATTATATATAAGATTCCGGTGCTTGTCAATAGCACTTTTCTTCTTAATTGTCCGAAATTTTCTTTCTTGCTCTCGGTCTAAATCTAAATTTCTTTTCTTAATGCTCATTTTAAAATTTTTAAAAACTCCTAAAATCATTCATCTTTATCAGATACAGTAATAAATGGCCAAGTAGAAACCTTTTTAGTTAGGTCTGCTTGTGTATATGCCAATTTCATAAGATAACGCTGCGTCTCTTTAAGAGACAAGATTGCCTGCTCTAAAAGATGTCTCGTTATGTCTAACTCTTTTTCCAAGTTATTAATTTTCTGAGCTGTCACGTCCAACTCGTCGTCTAAGTATTGCACTATACTTTTCCTTATCAAATTGTAAAAAGGGTTTATACTTTCTTATCAATCTGGAAATATCCGGCCACATAATATCAGTACTAAGATCAGTATCAAATTTATCTAAAAATGGATTTATCTTTTCCAGAATAACTAAAGTTTCTAAGGTAATTGTTTTCCTTAGAAATGCTTTAATTATATATGGATGTTGGGTTTTTGCAATCGCAAAGGCATCGTCAAAAGTCTTGTTCTCTGCTTCAAGCTCTTCCATTAAAGCATCTAAATCATTGGTAAATACATATGATAAACTTTGAACTTTCTTTTGCCATTCGGTGTACCGTTCGTTAGCCTCTGCGTCAAATAATCCGCCCCAGCGATCTCCAGATGTAAAGTTAGCAACTAAAAAATTTGCCACTTCTTCGTCAGAATAAGTCTTGGAAACTTTTCTAATAGAGAATATATCTTTTCGTTTAGCAAACGCTTGTCGGCTCGCTCTTATCCTGCCCTTTTGTTTAATTACATCATACTGATCTGTAGTAAAGTGTAATTTAAGAGCCAGGTACATTTTATATACTGAATATTCATCCATGGTCACAGTGGTAATTTTCCTCTCTTTTTGAAGTAGTTACCTTCTTCTGCTTCTATCTGTACTCGCTCTTTTAAAGATTGATTTATTAGTTTCGATATAGATTCAACATCAATATCTACTTCTGCGCAATACTGTATAATTGCATCCATATAACCTATCTTTTCTCGTACAACTCGTTCCTCAATATAAAGAGAAAATTCGTTAGGGGATCTAAATTTCTTTGTTATTATTAAACTGTCAGTTAAGACATACGGCTCTAATTCGTTATTCATTTTTCTTCCGGGGGTTATCCTTATAATCTCTATCTGAGTAGAATACACCTATATTATATAGGTAATGATATAAGTTGTCAAGCATTGTGGTTGCCAATTACCTGCGGCCAAACTTTAATCATTATATACCTTTATCATATTAATATTATGGTCGAAAGCAATATTAGCTTCTTCTGCAAGCGATACGTCAATTTTTTCTCGTATACCTTTTACTAAAGATTGAATATTATCAAACTTATAAAAATTGTTACTACCAGGCAATAACTTAGCTAACATTTGTCCTCCGAAAAGATCACCCATATGCCTAACGTATACATGAGCCATTAGTTTCTTTGGATCATCTTTAATAATATGGATATAGTCCATATAATTTTCAGTAGGCTTATTTAATGTATTATGCCAAGGTTCTGATCCCAATAATTCTACCCAATCCATTTCAATTTGTTTTGATCTTTTAATATCCTCAATACCATCAAATAACTTATGAGTATCTGCATAAAATTCTAAGACTTGATATACGTGCAGTAATTGATATAAGTAATCTGTATATTTAGACACATCTACATTGCCTGCGAATATTGTTTTTAGAAAAGGTTGGGATTCTGCTTCTTGGTGTTTTTCTGCAGTTAATTCTTTTAATGAAACCATTACTTGCCTCCACCCACAGGAGCAGGCCATCCTAAATACTGTCTATGATCCCACTTATAATCTCTATACTTACCTTTTTTATCGACATAGTGTAAAAATGCTTGATTCTGTCTAACACCGTTATATTCGTCTCTCCAATGTGGTAAAGTATCGCCTTTATATACTATCATATCTCCGGGATATAAACTAATTGCTTTATGCTCACCCTTTAAATTTTCGAACCATATTTCCCATGGTTCAGGATCTATAGTAATATTAACAGTCGTTGAAAATTCGCAGCTTGGTCTATCAGTATGTCTTGTCATGATAGCACCGGTATAGTATATTCTAGCATACGTATACGTTGGATATAATGTTTTGCCAGTAATTTCTTCAATTACGGGTTGTAGTTGAAGTGATAACGCCTCAAAGCATAATGCAGAATAATGGGCAAAACTATTTGTAACTTGTGTATCGTTGAATGAATATTTATTTTCTTCAGGCATCTGAGAAGTCTGATATCTTAATTTTTTAAGTAATTCAAATTCTATATCTAAATGGGTACACATCTCTTCGGAAATAGCACTCTTTACCACCTCATATAATTCTTCTTTAAACATTATATTCCCTTTACTCTTTTATATTCTAATCTAAGTGTTTTAAATTTTTCAACCCAATCATCTCGTCTTTCGTTAAAGATCAATGGCTTTTCATCGTCTACACCCATCAAGATAACTAATCTAGAAACAGGTATACTGGTCATTTCCTCAAATGCAACTGCATAGGCAGAACATTGTATAAAATAATCATGGATATCATCTCTAGTTTTTAATCTTCTAGATGATTTAAAATCTATTACCGAAAATTTACCTTTGTATTTAGCAATACAATCTACAGTACCTGCAACTTGTAGATGATTGGAATATAAAGGTTGCTCCAAAGCATATATGTCGTCAATATCATCTAAAAGAGGTCTTAACGAGTTCCACATCTCATGATCAAACATTCCCAATGGTACTTCTTCGTTTAGAAGATACTTTTCGCAAAGTGTGTGTATTCTAGTACCACGTCTTGCGGCGGTACTTGATATTTTATTTGCTTCTTCGTCACCTACCTTTTTGCGCCAAGCTTGGATTATATCTTTTTTAAGTAATCCTGTGACCGTAGTGACTGATGGATATTTGTTACCCGTAGGAGTTTCATACACTCGAGTTCCGTCACTCGAAGTAACTCTTTTTAAAGTTGGGTATTCATAATGTATATGATTAAACATCAAACAAACTTAGTTAAATCCGGGGGTTTCCAACCTTCAGGTTTTAGAATTTTTCCATCTTCTCGGCGAATGACTTTGTCTGTGTTAGAATCTATCTTGCATAGATTACTTTTTGCAACTTCATCCCATCCACCTCGAATATCGAATTTTTTCATATGGCAGTAACCCATAATAACCCAGATCATATCCATACAAGCGTCGAGTTGTTCAACATCGTCTTCCATATTAAACGCTTCAATAAATTCTGCAAATTCTTCAACGATTAAATCTTTATATAATAGTGTATTCTCAACGCTTGGTTTTTGGTCGCAAGCGTCGAGAAATATTTTCACATCAATTTCCATACTCATAATATAATTTCCTTTTTAATGTGCGAGAACTTCTTTATTATGTTCCCAATGTTTTTTACGATCCTCAAGTCCTATTGTACCACCGTTGATCTTCTTTGTCAATAGAAGAATGTCGTTTTTGTCAGCAATGGCATTCAATTTATTTTTTTGCCAAAACCAACAAGCGGATTCAATAGCACCGGGCAAAGTCTCGCAATATTTAATTCCATCCTCCAAGGTAAGACCTACAGAATTAGAAAATGCTTGATAATTTGCTTTACCCGTTAGTTGAATTGCTCCTCTACCTCTGTGAGCATATCCGTCTCCAGATTCTTCGGGTCCGTTACCCATTCTATTTGCATAAATTTTATTTGCAATTTTCTCGGGCTTGCGCTCATATTGTTTGGCTAAAGCTTCATTTGGAAAATATTTCTTAAACAATCCCAATAGACCCTTTGCCCCATAATTTAAATTTTCTTGTAGAACAGTAAAGTCTAAAGACTCATGTCCACATTGTGCCAAAAATGCAGCAACTCTAT